AACTCCTTAAATGCCCGATACAGCACCCATATATATTTTCTTCTCACCATTACAAATTAATTCATAACCTGCTGACATATTATCTATCTGGTCATCATGTTTACCACTTGGAAATTCTTTGACTTCTTTCAGCCAGTCTAAAGTCCAATCATCGTTATATACATGAACATTACCAGCGTCAAAAATTGGTTCAACAAATCCCATTCTTGCAACTTTGTCACCTTTACACTGAATAGGTCTTACAATTCTTCTTCCCTGTAAAATAAATTGCATTGTATTTAATGCGTCTTTTGATTCAATTGAATTTTCTATTCCTACCGTAACATTTCCACCGTCTTTTTCAGTTACCAATCTAATAAATGTGTCTCTTTCCGGTGCGTTTGCTCTAATTCTTGAAACGTTTTTTATCCATAATTCCCACACATCATTTTTCTTCACATAAGCAAGTAATGTACCAGAAGTATAGTCCGGGTCATTCTTTTGTGTTTGTTTAGCAGTGTGTGCTAAATCCCATATTCTGTAATATTTAGTTATTGGAAAATCATCAAGAGAATTATGTATTTTAATTTTACTTACGTTGATTAAATTACCACCTCTTGTTGTTGGGTTACACTGTAACAAACCTGCACTTGCGTACTCACCCAATGAAGCGAACTGTTGTTTATACCAAGATTCAGAAAAACGTTCCGGGAATAACCAATTATATTTAATATGTTCAATATGTGTTTTTCTATCACCATATTTTGCAAAATCTTTTACACCTATATCAGCTTCACCGTTCATAGCTGGAAAAGAAACAATTTTAAACTGTGGAAAATCAGCGTCATAACTTGGTGATGTTGGGTCAATTTTCTGTTCTATTCTTCCAATAATATCGTCAACGTGCCATTGTGTAGCAAGAACAATAGTAATACTTGTTGGTGCTCTACGTGTCAGAAAGTCATTTGTGAAATGTTCCCAAGTAGAATTTCTAACTGTTTCACTTTCTGCGTCTGCTCTACTTGCACAATAATCATCAAGTAAACCTAAATGATAACCTTTACCTGTAATTCCAGAACCTAAACCACTTGCTGTACATACTCCGGTATGATTTTCTATACCCCATTGTTGAACACCACCATTTGTTTTACTTACTTCAACATTAGGATATAGTGTTTTATATTCAGTACTTCGCATTAAAGAACGTGCATAACGTGAAAACCCTTCAGCAAGTGAAGAAGCATAAGTAACAAGCATTACTTCATTATCTGGAAACTCACCCAAAAAGTGAGGTGGTAAATATCTTGATAATGTTTGTGATTTTCCATGTCTGAATGGAAGTTTTACAACAAGAAAAGTTGATTGTCCTTTTCTGTAATTATCAATAGCTTCATCAATTAAGCGACATATTTCTTTTGTGTGAATACCTGCAAGAAATTGCTCACTTGTATTTTGCCAAGTGTATTTCATAAATTCTAAGTGAGAATATCTTGCTTTTAATTTTTGTACTTCTTCCTTATTCGCTATCGGTATCATTTATTTTATCACACAATTCTAAATAAATTTCTCTTTCTTCTGGTGTAAGTTTATCCAGATTACTTTTAATTGTTTCAGTATTATTTGCTGTCTGTGTTGTTACATTTACAACCGGTGCTTCATCACCAAAACCTTCAGCTTTATTTTTCTTTGATAACCACCATTTACTACTTGCAACATCACCTTTATGAATTGCTTGTAATAATGTGTTTTTACACATATCATTCATAGACATTTCTTCATCAATAAAAGCTTGTCTTGTTTCTTCCCACATATCAATAATTCTTTCAGCAAGTGAACGTGAACAACCTAATTTATTTGCAATAGTAGTAACTACTGCACCACTACCTTGTATTGCTTCAATAACCTGTTCTTTTGAGTATGAATCAATCTTTGTTATTTTACTTGATTTCTTTTTGTATTGTTTATCTTTATTTGCCATATCCTACCCATTGTTAAAATGAAGAAAATAAAAACTTAAAAACTCCGGGTATATTCCAACCCGGTAACTATTAATAAGCTGGTTTACCTCTATTGTAATTCTCAGCTTTATACTTGTAACCATATCTTGATTGATTTGCTATCAACCATTTGTCAACAGCGTCAGTATAATCAATACCATGTAACTTTGCTTTTCTTACAGCATTACTAAACTTTGTAGCATTAAAGTGTGTTCCTTTAGTAAAAGTGAATGTTTGACCATAAGCAGATGTTGCAACAATACCTTTTCTTGATTTGCTATTTGCTGTATTTAATAAGTCAGCGTCAGAAAAATTGGGTTCGCCTATTTTAGGGTGATTGTGAATTATCATAGCCTGTTTACCGTACTTACCAATATTAGATGGTGAAGCAACAGATGTACTACCACCTTTTGCATACCCATACGCAAAACCGTTTTCGTCAACTTCAATAGACCATTCTCTATTTGCCAATTGGTGTTTATTTCTGAATGAATTAAGTGCTTCTTGATAATTTTTTGTTTTATGTGCTGTATTAATATAAGCAGGTGCTAAATACTTTGTGTCACCACCACTTCCACCAGCACTATCAAACTTATAATTTTTATCGTTTGGGTTTCTTGAACCTCTACCACCACAATCATTAGAAATAATTAATACGTTATTCCTTCTTTACTCCTAAAACTGATTATCAATATTTAGTGCATTACAACCAGATAAAATATCAGCTATTTTTTTGTTATCAATAGTATAATTAAATAAATCATCAATAGAATTAAATTTTACAGGTTTATTTATTTCTTCATCAATTGAAATATCAGTAATCAAAAATACTTTTTTCCCACCAATTTTTTCTCTTGAAATTAAAATATCTTTTTTGATAAAAAATCCATTAATTTCTTTATTAAACATCATACTTAAAGTTTCTTTTGTCATTTTTCAATTTCCTCTTGTGGTTTATGTCTAAAAGTAGAAACGTTCACAAATTCCATATTATCAACAATACGGATTCTGTCAACTTTATCTGTTACTGTAAGACATAGTATTTTTTTTGGTTCTAATCTTCTAACCATTTCTTTTACACCTTGCTCAAACAGGTCAAAACATTCTTTACTTTTTAGAACTCCGGTTGAACTTATGGCAACTACACTATGTGTTGGTTCACCATCAAAACACCATTCATAAGAACTTGGGTCACTCCATGCTATTGTGGGAATGACTAAGCTTCCCCTATCTTGATAAAACTTTGCTAACCAGTGTTTTCTATAATGGTTATATATTTGTATTGCTAATGGGAAGTCAGAATAAAGCGAAAAATCTGGTGATAACAGTACACCACATTTTTTAAAATTATCAATATACTTGTTCGGGTGATTCCATAAGGTTTCAAATTGATAATCGTCTAAACAGAAATGTACACCAACTTCTTTCCTGCAATAGTAATCTTTCTTTACATAATTGAACCCTAACCAATGCTTTATATTTACATCACCATAATATGGTTCAATCTGAGGAATATTATATTTTCCAACACCGTCAAAAATAGCTTTATCAAGGTTACAAAATGCCATTATTTATTTTTTCCCGGTTTTTTCTGTGGTTTTCCAGAAGGTTTTTTATCCCATTTTTCTGGATTCCACCCTTTGTCTTTTTCTAATTTCATAAATACTCCTTACTATATGTATATCCGTACTCATTTGATAAGTCTGTTAGTTTCTTTTCTATTTTTGGTATAATACCATTCAATTTATTTACATAATCTTCTTGTGAAGTTGCTTTTCTTCTTGCTGTTCTCAACTGACCTTTAGTGTATACTTCGTATTTATGGTAAAACTGATAAACAGGGTCACTTTTATATTTTGGTTTTGTATATTCTCTATTTCTGATTAATCTTACAACAACCTTTTTACCATTAGATTTATCTGTTGTAATCATTCGCATTTCTTTGTCACCACCGTACGCAAAAGAAGTTACATCTGTGTCAGAAAAAACAATACCAATATTTGATATCCCCCTATTAGGGTGATTATGAACAGTTACAGCATTTTCTATACTTTCATTTCCAATATCAAAATTTACTGAACCTTTTTTCCCCATAAATTTCATTTCTTTTCCATTTGCTAATATTACCATGCCTTCCTCGTGGTCCAGTGCAAATTTATCAGATTCAAAGTCTTTCATAGATTTTATTTGAGATTTACTCAAACCACTTCCATTAAAAGTATTACTATGGTTATTTATACCACTTGAAGAACCTCTACCACCCCTTCTAAACTCCTATTCCACCATTTTACACGATAACCCCATTTTTTGTAATTTATAAAAAACCTGTTCCATTTCCTGCTCAGTTTCACAACTTACTAAAACACCAAGTTTATTTCTTGGTTCTTCTGGTTCTGGTTCATCGTCAAAATCAAATTCTTCTTCAGTATCAAAACTAATTATACCTGCTGCAAGTTCAAAATTTGACAAATCAATATCAAAATCACCGATAAATTCTAGTACACTTTCTTTTGACATTTTACCATAACTTGAATTTAATCTAAGCAATAAATCCCTTGCTGATTGTTCGTCTTTACAATCGACATATACAACCGGTAACTCTGGAATTATGAAACCTAATTCATCAAGCTTTTTCATAGCAGCATATCTACCATGACCGTCTAAAATATGATTAATTCCGTCATGCTTCCACACAAAGAAAGGATAACAGAACCCATATTTTTTTATTGACTTTACAATTTTATTTATATCTTCTTCATTTCGTTTTTTTAACTCACCTTGAAATTCTGTTATTTCAGCAAGTTTTAGAAAATCTTTTGTTTCACATTTAATACTAATTGTTTTAATCTCTTTCATATTATCAACGTTTATAATTATATTATTAAACTATGTAATGTCAATAGTTATTGTTTCAGCAATTCCTTTACCGGTATTATTTCACCATTGTTTACAAAATCACCAATAGAACCTGTTTCTTTAAATATTTTATATCGTACTGGTCCAAGAACTTCTAACTGAACAAGTTTATTTTGAGTTTTCAACCATTCTTCATAAGTCATATTTGAACTAACTTCTTTCCCTTCACTTGCTCTTGTATCACCGTCATTTAAATCGTCATAACCGGAAATAACAGGTACAATTAGACATCTACAATTATAATGAATTGGAGGTTGCTCCCCAAAATCAGTTATTCTTTTATATTTTTTTCCACCTAAATTTGCACAAACTAAACATGACCTTCTATCAAGTGTTGATACCCATTCGTAACCGTCAAAAAGTTCTTCGTTGTTGCTCATTACAAGTTTTCTTGTATCATTTGCCATAGCTTGTAAAGCAGTTCTTGTATTTGCCATAACTGAATTTCTAAATGTGTGCATAGCACCAGCTTCAGCAAGTTTTACATTTCCTGCTTGAACACCTACAACATCTTGCACAATTTTTTTTGTTGGAATACCAAGCAAATAACCTTCTCTAACATTACTATCCCAGATGTTAAAAAAATTAAGTTCTAATGAATCTAAGTAAGTTGAAAATGTACTTGTATTAGTATATGAACCAAAAGTTGCTGTTGTTATTGTCTGTTCTAAAGTTGGAAATTTAAGATTTGAACTACCTTTTAAATATTTGTTATATATTTTAATTTGCGAGTTTAATTCATACTTAATAAAATCATCAACAGACATTTCTGTATTTACATTTTCTTTTAATTCTTTTGCAATATCACGTAAATATTTATTAATTTCCTTATATCGTTTTTTAGTCCATATTCCGGAAGTTGTTTTTATTTCAGCTGATACTTTTCTATTTGCTGCTTCTACTTTCTGAAGTAACTTTTGTACAATACCATTTTCAACTTTTTCAACTTCTATCTGGTGTAAAATCTGGTCAGAAGTAAAATTATTCCTTTGTTACCTCGTTATTGTTGACAATTCCACAATATATTTTATTCTGCATACATTTAGAAAATTTATCATCAATTTGATTGTAATTATCTGATTCAAACAAATTTACAATAAAACAATCTTCATAAGGTTGTACCTTTGCTGTTTTACAATTACCTTTTACTTTTTTACAAACTTTCTTTGCTGTTTCTTCACTTGGATAGAAACCGGTCACTAACATATATTTCATAATTAAAAAAAGGTGGTGCTATTAAACACCACCATACCTCACACCCTGTTTTTATTTGTCTGAAGATACAAAAAGTGTACAAGCTTCAATAATAGCTGTTGCACCAATTTCAATTGCACCGATAATAGCAGGTTCATAAGCTGGACCACAAAACGCAACAACTGCACTTGCAATAGTTGATACTCCACCAACAATACCTGTAATCAGCATTAAAGTTTTTTTGCTCATAATTTACCCCCTCTTTTTATTCATTATTCTGCTGTGGCATTAAAGAAGCCATAGCAATTTGTTTTTGTAAATTTTCTTCAGTTTCAATATTAATATCTTGTTCCATATCATCAAAAGTTGTGATGTTATCAACAATTTCACCCTTCTGTAAATTCTGGAATAATACTTTTTTAGAAATTCCCCCAGATTGCCAAAGAGAAACAAGTGCTGTTAGTTCAGAAGGATTCATTTTACTAACATCATAATCAGTATTGATTTGAATATTAAAATCTTCGCTTACTTCAAAACCACTTGACCATTCTAGGTAATCTTTAAACATTCTTGTGAACATTTTTGATAGTTCATTACAAAATGTTGCAATTACACTATTTTCACCTGCCCTATGGATTTTTGCTGTTTCTGCTGATTCAACACCTTTCTTTTCTTGTGAAATAATTCTTGCACCAAGAATAGCCATGCGTTCTTCTGCTTTATCCATAGCTTCAACAATATGATTCATGCCTTGACCATGCAATTCAAGATACTGCATTGTAGCACCCTGTGGTAAATAAGCTATTTTATTTCCACCAAGTTCAAGAGTATTTACAGCAATTTCTTCTACATCACCATTAGGTTTCTGAATTACTTTTGTTTCTGGTTGATACCCTGTAACAAAAGGTGTTGGGAAACCTACCCAGTGTAAACCGTTTCTATGTTCTGTTGACATTTGAAACCATGATATATTTACATCTGCAAGGTCTTTAAACATTGGTTTAAATGGTTTCAAATCTTTCATGTAAAAAGGAATATAATTTAATGATTTTCCGTTTTTCTGAGGATAAGCTTCAGAAATTACAACATTGTTCTCGTCTAATAAAGATTGTTTGTAAATACCATCTTCTAATTCAAGAACCCGGTAACGTGTTTTAATTTCTGTTGTATAACGGTCAGCAACAAGTTCTTTTTCGTAAGTTTCTTTTAACACAACAAGAGTCAAAACTTCCTGTCTACCGATAATTTGTGTTTGTGTATTAATAATTTGTTCAGCTTGATAATAAGTACAGAATGGTAAAATACCATAAAGTTCAGCTTCTGCTCTTGATAACCCTTCCCCATGAGGTGCGTCAATTAAAACTCCACCCCAGTTTGTTATCATTTCTTCCCATGTAACATCATTAATATATTTTGACCAGTTATGACCTTTACCGTCAACATTATCTAAGTATTGCAATAAATTATCATCAACATTAATTAAAGGTTCTTTAAAAAAAGCTAACCCATGAACACCTTCAGCTGTTCGTGATGTTGCTGGGAAAAACTCAGCACGTTTAATCATATCTTGATACAATACATTATCCATTGTACCCTGTGGTACATAATCTTTAGCATGTTTTTTTACGCTATCAGTACCATTAATAACGTTTCTTACAAATTGCCAAGTTTTAATATTATCTCTATATACTGAATTTTGTGCTGAAACTGACCTTTATTTACTCCCTGTAATTGATTGAAAATATATTATCATATCTTTTTTAAATCTGACAACACAAGTGTTATCAATAAAAAAGCAACTCCGGGTAAAGAGTTGCTGAAGCATTTAATTCAAACATACAGCAAGTACATATTTACTTGTTGTCATGCCATTTTTTTTTGCTTTTTTCTGTATTTCTTCCCACTGATTCTCAGCGACACACAAAGGGTACACTTTTCCACTTTCTGCATTATCTTTTTTAAGTGGTTCTACTTTTCCAGAATAATTAAATACTGTATCGCATATATATCTACTGACAGCTTTTCCTGTTGGTGCTGCTAAATATTGTAATCTATCCCACTGACTCGGTTTACACCATATAGTAACGTGTTTTACACCAAGTTCTGATTCTTTATAATTCCCTAATCTTCCCATTATCAATACTTCCTGTTTATATTTTATCTCATTTATTCTTTTTCGTGAATAATCTTCTCTGCAATCTGTGGATATTTACCACAACCTTTTAATTCCGGGCAACCATTGTACCATTCGCACACAGGTTTACAACAATAACCTATTGCTGATATAACCGGGTTTGTACTGTTTTTGAATTGCTCAACCCACCCTTTTACTACTTCCCTTGTTCTTGCTTCTGTTCTAATACATAAACGCTGTTTACACATTTCTATGAAAGCTTCCGGTGTAAAATCCATAGCAAAAAGTTTTTCTTCGTAAGGATTGTTTGACCGTTCTTTTCCATCGTTCCAATCTGGTCTTGAACTTGCAACAAATGGTTGTGGGTGTCCTTTTGTAGCACGTATAATCTGCATAATACAGCTTCTTGGTATACTGTCAATAACTCTAAATTTTACACTTCTGATTGTTGAATGATTAGCAATAATTTGTTTTATCCAATAATCTATTTCATTTTCTGGTACTGAAATTGTACTGATAACTTTATTTTGAGTTATCATACAAGCTTCTTTATAATCAAAAAGTGGGTTACTATTTATAAGTCTAACTTCCATTTTTTACTCCATTTAATTTTTTCATTTTATCAAGTACCGTTTTTAATCTGTCTAATACTTGCTCGTCTTTCTGGTAATACCTGTAAATGTCATGCACTATCTCATGTGTCATTTTGTTTAAACAACAAAAATTATCTTCTTTGGTAATATCAGTATAATTTTGTTCGTTTAAATCCATGTGATGTAAGTTCCACCCTGTTCTTAATGGGTAACCGGTTATACAATCAGTTTTATATTTTTTCTTCATGTAATTTCTGAACTTTTTCCACTTCTGAGAAGTTCTGAACTTCCTTTTATTTTTCTGATTCTCTGTCCTTTTCTTCTCCTTCAATAATTACCCTGTAAAAAGATATTTTCAAATCACCGTTTTCTTGCTGGTTATACACGTTTTGTATAAGTACAATTTTTTCAGTTTCTTCCAGTTTTATTTTATCCAAGTTCTTTACCTGTATTACACGATAATCAGCAAATGTTAAGAAGCTGAAAAACATAGTAAATAGAAAACTTATTGTCTTTTTTACTGTCAATTCTCTAACTCCCATTTATCATAATCTATACAACACGTTGTGCATTTAAAATAATCAAAACCGCCAACAAATACTCTATTTTTGCAATTTCCACAACACTTCATTTTTTCAATCTGTGCTCTCAATTCCATACTTTCTTGCCCTTGCTCGTAACCGTCTTTGTAGGCTGTAAACATTAATTGTTGATAATAGGCACTATCTTTATCGTTAGTACTAAAAATACTTTTTGCATATTCTTCCGCTTTCTTTTCTAATTCTGTC